TAAATATGAATCATATTCTCTTTCAAATATAATTCTCATATTCTTTATTATAATATTCTCAATACAATCGAAACTGTCGAATAAAATAAATATAATATTTGAAAGAACAAAGGAGATAATTTTTGGTTCCGACTACGAAGAAGATGAAAATTCAAAATATAATGAAAGTAAAAATAATAATTTATATTATTAAAAATTAACTTTATAAAAATTATTTATTTTCTCAAATCTTAAAAATAATTTTTTGATTATTATCTTTATTTTTCCATTTATTTGTAAATTCATTTATTTTTTTTTCTAATGTCTCATACGGAATATTTGTTTTACGATTATTATTTTCATTATTAAAAATACTTGGCATATTTGGAATAATATTTGGCATATTTGGAATGATATTTGAGATACTTGGAATGATATTTGACATACTTGGAATGATATTTGACATACTTGGAATGATATTTGACATACTTGGTATATATGATGATATTTTAGATGTAACAGAATTATCAGATTGCATTTGATCAATATTTTCATTTGCAAGTGTTGATACTATTTTTTTAATTAATAATGTCAATGATTCATCATTTTCATTTAAACCTCCAATTTGTTTTTTAATATCATTATGTTTAATTAAATCTTCCAAAAAAATATTTTTTCGTCTTAATTTCATTTATATTTTTAATATATTATATTTTTATTATATATAACGATATTGTCTAGGTTCATAAATCTGTACAATATACTCGCGATCATAACCATCAACTATGACTATATCATCAGAATATAATCTATCTACCCCATATTCATACATTGCATCCTTTTCGCGACCATTTTGTAAAACACGTACAGGTAATCTTGTAGGCATAATACCTATATTTGATAATGTGTAATATTGCCATTTATCTCCACTTGTCATTAATTGTCTACCAAAAAGAGATAATATATTATTTTCGCTTTTATTTGTTTTTAAAATGCCAACTTGTGTAAACTCTCTAGGTATCCCACGAGTTTCAATATTTATTGGTATAAGTTCTCTATTTATTACATTAGATAATCCTTCAATCTCAATAGAACCACGTTCATCACTAGAATTACGCGGATATCCTTTAATAAAATCCACTATAATAGGCGGTTGATCATTTCTTAATGGGGGTCCATACGTATCAACAACTACTTCGGGTAAATATTTTGTTGAAACTCCACCTATATTTTCAGAAGGAATAAACAGAGAATTTGTCAAATTCGACGAATTTACAGTATTAGTATTAATTATGCTTACAGATTGATTTGTATAACTTTGATAAAGAACAAGAAAAATAAAAGCAATCAATAAAATGACTAAATAAATATACAAATTATTTTTTGCCATTTTTACTGGCATGTAATAAATAATACATACATATAAACCCTCAATATAATTCAAAATTCTGCTAACATGTATCAATCACTTGTAAATAATTTGCACATATTTATTGCTTCACGATTAATTTCAGGAACTTTGAAAAGTCCATATATCATCTCATCATCTCTAAACCTTATGGTATATGTTTGTTGGATATTTCCGCGACCTATACGTCCCATACATTGAAGCGTTTTTTCACGAGTCATATTCTGCAAATCTTTACCCAAAAATCCATGACAGAAATTGTAATTAGTTCCATAAATATAATCTGTTGATGCAATAATCATAAACAAATTTTGATCTGTTGCTAATGTTTTCATCATTTCAAGATATCTCGGATTAACCCCTTCCATAAATAATCCAATACCAAGTAATAACATGACTTTCAAGTAATTTTCAATTTCAAGACTCATTATTTCTCGGGTAGTATTTTCATCTATTCTAGGAACATATGCATTTAAATAACATTCATCTTCACCAAGTTTATTACTTAATTCTGCACTGTATTCAGTACTCAAAGGAGCCCATTTCTTTTGATGCGGCTTAGTATTCGGCACATATTCTGCATCCATAGCGACATATTTAACCTGTCTTCTCAAACCATCAATTTCCTGATATAATTTGAACATTTCAGGATTTTTTTCCATATCCTTCGTTGAATCTTTATCGCCAGAATTTGATATCTTATTTTCCATATCTTCAATTAACGATTCCAATTTGGATATTTTTTCACTCAATTTATTATTATTATCAATTTTCTTCAAAATAATTTGAAATAATTCTGTAGGTATTTTTGTCTGTTGAATGTAGAAATTTCCAATTTTTGAAACTTCTTCGCATAAGAAGATTGTCGGTCCATCAGTCAGTGAATATGCATCTTCAGTAGTAATAAGGAGACCATTTGAATCTACCAATTTCGATTTTTTTATTTCTTTAGAACCAATACTAACAGTTCTACTAAGAGGCATACCTTGTTTTGAATCAGATTTACTATCTAAACTAGATGTTTTTGCAATTTTGGGAGGAAGTTTCTTAAATTGCGATTTCCTTTTTTGCGAAAAGTGACTATATATTTGATTCCAAATATCACTAGGCAGACGTTTCAATAATTCCAAATAATATATTTTAAGAGAATTCATAGTAATATCTTCGATGTTTTCGAAATAAGAATCGATTTGCAGATCTTCCGAAATATATTCCTGTAAGTAAAATACAAATTCTACGATTTGACTTAAATCGAAATATCGCAATAATGTCTTATTCATCTCACATTGTCTTACACATTCACGTAAATGATTATGTGTATCATACATAGTATGAGGCATTGCGCAAAATCCGTCTTTAGTAATCATAGGAATCGATTTTCTACAATCATAACTTGTAACTTGATGAATATCTGCACCTTCAAATTTCGAACGAAAGTCCATCCATACTGGAACTAATTCATCTTCATGCGGTAAAGTCGCACAAGAAAACACCATATTTGGTATCAAATTATTCGACCAATTACGATGAATAATATCGTGTAAGTCATGTGTCTCGTAATCCATTGTAATGGTTGGTTCATCCCAATAAGTAATCAACTGTGTTGGACTATTAAATGCTAACATATAATGCATAGCGGTCAAATATGATTTTACATCACAAATCATTATTTCGACAAGATGTCCTTCACTATTATCGACTTTTTGAATTGCACCGCTTTTCTTATTCTTTGTGAATTTTGAAGCCGCAAAATAATGAAGTCTTATATCGCTTGCCGTTTCACAACCAAATGCAAATGCAATCTTCTTTTCCATAGAAATTGCGGCTTTTGCAAGAGCCAAGCCAATATGTCTTGCTACACACACGAAAATAATACGATATCCTGCGGCTAATCCTAGAGGCGAAATGGTTTTTCCAGTACCAGTCGGAGCAATATATAATACCAGTTTTGGATAAGATTGACGTTCTACATTATTAAATATCGAAAATAATTCTTTTTGATGAGAAAATAATTCCTTGTCGGCATATTCCAAGAGTGTTTTATTACGCTCAATAAAATCATAAGCGCGTTCAATAATATCGCACAGACGAGTTGTTTGATTTGCAAATTCGATCAAAGATTGTACAAATTCAGAAACATACTTATTAATATGTTGTATAGAAGTTTTTCTCAATTGAATTATAGTGTACAAATAAAGCGCATATTTATTGCTTTTTTTCGAAATATATTTGCACATATTTTGGCAGAGTTCTAACAGAACATATTCATAAATTGTAGAAGTATTTTGTTGAATATTTGCGTCCAAATTATCCAAGCGCATTTGATCAATACTGCGAATTTTTTTTAGAATCGTTGATTGTTGTGTATCCGGTTTTTCGATATTATTGCAATATTTTTGCACCATTTTATTGACTATTATTGAAAAATATTTGTTATATAGAAAAGATTCTATTTCCGAAGTGTGTTCTATTTTTAGAAATGCTAACATAGACATTGTTTTATTGACCTTGATATTTATATTATTATATCCGTCCACTATAAGTCTCAGAATTTCTTTTTCTTCTGGGGATACAGGCATCTCAATGCTGTCCCATTCGCTGCGTGTAAGTTTGTTTTGTGTAAGATCCATTGAATAGTTTTGCTTGTTTGTGTATTTTATTTTTATTGTTTATATTTATTCAATTTTTTATTAAGGTATTTTTATTAAGGTATTTTTATAGTAGGTTCTCTGAATATCAATAAATCTTTACAATTTATTGTTGTAGGAAATTCGGATTCTCCATATATATTTTGTAAAAGAAGCCATTCAAATAATCCTCCATTATAAATATACACTTTATCAAATCCAAGTTGTTTGAGTTGATCGCATTTTATATTTGGCGATTTATCAGTAGAATTACGTCCATATATAATAATAATATTGTCTTCATCTTTCAGAAGCATGTTATTTATAATAGTTTCTTCTGTATTTGCATGAATAGTTGAATAAATTAGACAAGATTGTTCATCAATTGGAAGAGTATTTATAATTACATATTTATTTTCGATTGCTAATTTCATATTTTCAAAACCGACTTGAATATTATCGGATTTTTTTTTTATAAACCATTCCATATTAGAAAACATAATATGTATGTTTTCTGATATATTTTATATCATTTCATATGTATAATAAAATATTTCAAAATATAATTCAAAATTAGATTTTTCATTATTATTATCAATTGTTAATTCGCATTTTAGACCCCATGTTCTCAATTCATTAATAAATTTTTCATTTAAAAAATCTGGTTTTTCATATTTAAAATAATATTCATCATAACATTTGCATTCATTAATTCTTCTGTCAATAATAGTTTTCCATTTTTCATAATAAACATATTTAGAAATAATAAAAGAAGATTTTTTAGGAAATGAATACCGTATTTCAACTGCTTCATGATCTTTTACTCCCATAGAATCAATATATTCATCAATACCTGGATGTATACCAACAAGTAAATGTTTTTTATCTAATTCATCATATTGTTTTATTTTAACAACTTCTGCATTCAAACGTAAAAACAGAATATTAAGTTCATTTAGTTGTGATAAAACCCAGTATTTTTCGAAATCTTCTAACAGAACATATGTTTTTTCTTTAGGAATTCTTATATAAACTCTGTTTTTTTCTGGCGAACAATTATTAATAAATAAAAAACGATGAATAGAATTTTTGTATTGATCTTCAGAATAAATGTCGAGTTTACCTGGAAATAAATATAGATTTTGCAAAATATTTTCTAATTTAGAGTAAGAGAACCAGCAACTTCTCTGTAAATAATCGTCATTGTCTAACAGAATAAAAAAACGAAGAGGTACAGAAATCCCTAATATATTTTTTATATTTTTCGATGATTCATCTTTTCCTCCTAATAATGTTGAACATATCATTTCATATTACATAAAAAACATATTATTAATATTAATAATATTTTTAATTATTAATTTCAATAACGAATAATATAATTTATAACAAGAAATTTATTACGAATATCAATTTGATCTCCGCTTCCAGTAGAATCAGTTGTAAATGTATGTGCATGACTTCCTGAGTTAGAAGTTGTAAATGTATGGGTATGACTTCCAGATGAATTTACTGAAATACCTGTTGTTGAGCTATTTATATTTTCCCAAGTTATAGATCCAGCAGAATCAGCAGAAAATCCAGGTGGGTTTCTTCCACTATTATTATAATCGTCATTAACAGTCGTTTGAGTATGAGTATGTCCAGGATCATTTATTGTATGTGTATGCGAACCATTCGCATCAGTAGTTCCTGTATGACTATGAGATCCACTTGAATCACTAGTCCCTGTATGTGTATGAGAAGGTAATTGAGACACTGATAAAGTAATAGAACCATTACCTCCAGTATTTCCAACAGAATTGTCATTTTTTTTGCCAACAGGAACTCTATCTACTAAATTGGGTAAAACGAAATTATAATTATTCGACGGATTGCCATATATATTTCCAATAATTGCAAATAAACGCGGATATGTTGTTTTACTGACTTCGCTTCCATCACATAATAACCATCCATCAGGTGATGTTATTCCTGCATATGTTAAAATACTGCCTACAGGAGTATATATATGACTATTAATATAAAGATCGTCGATAACATTAATTTGATTGACTTCTAAAGTTTCGGCTATAATTGAATTATTAATTACTAGATTATTATTATTATCGGAAGTTATAGAAACTTTGCTCATATATTTTAATATAATATAAAAAATTTTTGAAAATAAACAAAGATAAACAAAACAATATAGAATTATTTCTACAAAAATACAGAGATAATGCAATATGATCCGTATATTTTAAGAACACTTTATTTAAATATATTGGAAAAAGATTTTATTGAAAATAATGGAATATCAAATAGGAATATACCGAAAGAAACGCCTAATTTTATGGGATATGTTTTCACATATATGATATGGAATTTCTGGTTAAAATATAATAATACTACTCGAATTGAAGGTTTTAAAAAAATGGTTGAAAACACATTTATGACACAGAAAGATTTGGAAGATTTATATTTAATAAATTCACGTGTTAGCAAAATATGGGAATCATTTAAAACTATAGTAAAAAAATGGCGATGGAAACGTGCTAAAATATACAACACGGAAGATTTATATATGAATGATATTAGAGAAGGACAAAAAAATAGTATTACTATATTGAAAAATAATACAAAATATGTGTTTGGATTAAAAGAATTAATAGGTAATTTTAATCGTCAATTATCCAATTCATGCAATATGTTTGTTGAACCATTGCCATGTAAGAATCCGTATACAAACGAATGTTTCAATAAATCTGATTTATACAATATTTATTTTGCAATAAAAGAAAGTACATTTTTGATGCCAAAATTAATACACGATTATTTTTTGTCGGATTTTTGTTTATCGAAATTTATGAATGAAAACGAAAATATAATACATGAAAATTATGTGGAAAATTATACAAATAATATTACAAATGATATTTTGATTAATATTATAAAAGAAATGCTAACAGAACATAAAATAAATTGTATAAAAATTCACAAAGATTTTCCTAAATCACTGCTTAGAGATAAAATGACTCCATATTTGAAATTGTATTTTATAAATAAATTGAGCAAAAATAAATGGAAAAAGGCGGAATCTTATATAAAATTACATAAAATGTTGCACGAATTAGCAAATTATTCACCTGCATTTGGTCGTAAAAAATATATTTCTACAAAATTAAAAAATAATATGAAAACATATTTGAATTTTTATTATGATGATAAAATGCCTAAAATAAATGATATTTCTCTATCAGAGTTTATGAAAAATCATTTGGAATTGAATATGAGAGATACGAATAATATTTTGATTCATTATGATATAATTATTAATCAAATTCGTGGATCTTTTGTAAATAGACAATTAATTAGTTCAAGATATGAAACAAATAATGAAACAAATAATGAAGAAGACAATAGTTTGAATATTTCAGATTCAGATTCAGATTCAGATTCAGGTTCAAATGAATCTGATTTTGAAGAAGCATAATATTTATTGTTTAACGACGGCTACGACGACGACTACGACGGCTACTACGACTATAAAGTTTATTTTTATTTTTGGATTTATTGTAATTCATATAACTACGACTACGATTTTTAGCGAATTCATTTGCAATTAAAAGACCAGCAGGAACAGCAATTTCACCTAAAACATTGCCACCTTTTCTTGCTCCTCCTACAGTCGCATTTGAGCTTGTAGCTACAGTTGAGCTTGTCGCTGCATTTGCGTTTACAGCTGCAGTTGAGCTTGTAGCAACATTTGCTTGATCGGCAGCAACATTAGATTCATTATATACGGCAGGTTGTAATGGGAACATTGACCCACCAGATTGCGCATTCATAGAAATAACATTGCTTGTTCCACCGTTAGGTAAAGCACCAACAGCATGTTGGCTATTCGCACTTCCGTAAACAGAAACAGCATGATTCCAAGCGTCACCACCTTTCATAGAACGATGTCTCCTTCTTCGCATAGATCTTTTATTATATTTAGCCATTTTTTATATATTAACCGTATAAAAAATTCAAAAGCCTAAATATTATATCTTCCTAAATATCTGAAGATGAAATGAAAATATTTGTCTTATAGTTAATTTTCAGAACAATCCAAAATAATATTAGAAAAGCTACAAAAAAGAATACATTATAAATTGCAATAATCCAAACGTATAAATAAATTTCATTATAAACAAGTCCGAACATAGGTTTCAACATCTCTTTAACATCACGTCTAATATCTTCATTTTTAAAAAATTCAATACAAGTATCTTTCAACGATTTCATATATTGTTCTGTAAGCACATTTTTAATATTTTTTTTATACGAATACGCGTAAAAACAAGGTTTATTGTTCTATTATATTATCATATATGGGAGAAAACATATACGATACAAAGGATGATTTTGATTTCAATAAAATAAATATTTCTAAACCAATATCTTTGTCAAATGGTAATTTTATTTTAAAATATTCTATAGGCGATTTTCCTTTATATATAAATCCTCCTAAATGTACAATAAAAAGTGTTTCAAAGGGTAGTAAACGAACTCATTGTGATTTTATTTTTTCACAAGAAAATGACCAATTTATTAGATGGATAGAGAATTTAGAGAAATTATCACAAGATAAAATTTATGCTAACAGAAGTCAATGGTTTGAAACTGAACTCGAAAAAGAAGACATTGAAAACTATTTTACATCTCCCTTGAAAATTTACAAATCCGGTAAATTTTATATATTAAGGACGAATTTACCTACTGCACAGCAGAAGCAAAATTTTAAAATTTATGATGAAAATGAGAATGAAATACAGTTTGATTCAATTAATGAAGATATGCAAATTATGTGTGTTTTAGAAATACAAGGAATCAAATGTTCGTCAAGTAGTTTTCAAATAGAAATTTTAGTAAAACAAATGATGGTATTACGAACTGTAAATTTATTTGAAAAATGTATTATAAAAAACAAACCCGAAAATATAACAATAAAAAAAGATTTCACATCTTTGAATAATTCAACAGATATTGAATTGGAAACACAAAAAACTTTAGAAGAAAAACCGGAATCTTTAGAATCTTTGAAATCTTCAGAATCTTTAGAAAGAGAACATAAAACTTTAGAAGAAATTGAAACTCCAATTTTAGATTTGCCAACAGAAATAATTGATTCATCTTTAGTTGAATCGAAAGATGAAAATGAATTATGTGAAGTGGATTTTGATATAGATGATATGGATAAAAATGATGCAATTACAATAAAACAGAGAAAAGATATGTATTATGAAATGTACGAAGAGGCACGCCGAAAAGCAAAAATCGCTAGGGATTTAGCATTATCGGCGTATTTAGAAGCAAGGCGAATAAAAAATACATATATGCTCGAAGATATTTTGGATAGTAGCGATGAAAGTGATATAGATGAATTAGAAGAAATGGAATAAAAGATATGTTATATCTATAAAATTTTATCCATCGTTTATATATTATAGAATGTTCAAAGAATTTCTTCGCGGATTTGCTAACTTTTTTACAAAAGATAAAGTTATTATTTTAGTCGTTTTTCTAGTACTAGTTCTAGGATTATCGATGTATTCTGGATCAAAGAGAACTAGATATGATGCAATGACTGGATCAGGTCACGTTAAACCTGCTACACCAAAAGACTTACTTTCAAATAATGACCATGTTGTTAATGAACAAGCGACTGCAGTAGAATCATTTGATATGCCGACCATGCCGACCATGCATTCTTCTTCTTCTTCTACAACAAATACTTCTGATTTACTTCCTTTAGATCAAAATTCACAATGGGCTTCTCTCAACCCTGTGAATGGTGGTAATGTTGCAATGCCTGACCTTCTTCAAGCTGGTTATCATATTGGTCTTGACACAATTGGTCAGACACTTCGTAACGCCAATTATCAGTACAGATCTGATCCTATTATTCCCAAAGTTGATGTAGGACCTTGGAATCAGAGCACAATTGAGGCGGATTATGGACGTGTTCCTCTTGAAATCGGATAAACTGAATAATAGTGTAAAATAAAATAATTATTTTGTGTTGTAATGCCAACAGAAAATACTAATATATTACAAAAGTGCAAATGAAAAAATATGTATTTCCAAATGGTTTAACTCTCGTATATGAAAAATCAAAAATGCCTGTTTGCTCAATTTATTCATATGTTCGTGTTGGGTCTATAAATGAAACTGATGAAACACGTGGATCAAGTCATTTCATAGAGCATATGTGTTTCAAAGGTACTAAAAAAATAAAGTCATCGAAAAAAATATTTGAATCATATGATAAAATTGGTGCAGTATTTAATGCATTTACTGAAAAAGATCATACATGTTTTTATGTTAATTGTGGAGACGATTATATTCAAAATTGTTTGCAAATTATGTCAGATACAATGTTGAATTCTGTATTTAAAGAAAGTGAATATAAAATGGAGACGCCAATTATGTTGGAAGAGATGATAAGAGACGAAGATGATCCAGATACTAAATTATTCAAAGAAATTGACAAATTTTTGTACACAGGTTCTCCTTATTCTCAACCAATCGATGATATTGAATTTCATCGAACAAAAATACCATACAATTACAAGCAAACATTGGATTATTACAAAAAATATTATGTGCCTGAAAATATTATTGTTAGTATAGTGTCTAGTCATTCTTTTGAAAAAATAAAAAAGGTTATCTATTCTACTTTTTTCAATTCGCTCAAAAAAAAAACGATAAATAGAGAACCTATTTTAAATATACAAAAACCCTATAGTAATAAAATAACATACCGTATATTGGAAAAACAAGGAATGAAATCTCAACATTTATGTATTGTTTTTAAGACATGTTCTCATTCAAATGCTGACAGATTTGCATTAAACATATTGAGTCAAATAATTGGAGGCGGATTAGGTTCTCGTATGTCAATGTTATTAAGAGAACAAAATGGACTTACATATGAATCATCGTGTTCAACAGATTATGTTAGTATAGGTGGCGAATTTCAAATATATGCAGTATTAGATCCTAGTAAATTATTTAAGAATGGTAGTAAAAAAGGTGTATTACCATTGATAATAGGATTGATAAAAGATTTGATAAAAAATGGAATAAATAAAGATGAATTGGAAATAGCGAAAGGTAATTTCAAGGGAAAAATGATTTTACAACAAGAAAAAGGGACAAACAAGGCTCAATATAATGGTATTCAATATACTTTATATAGTGATGAACCCTTTGTTTTATATAATGAAATATATGAAAAAAACTATAGTGGATTGGATGTTAGATATGTAAATTCTGTTATTAAAAAATACTTTGGAGAACCTTCAAATATGTGTTTAGGTATTATTGGATCAAGAGGTTCTCATTTTCCAAATTTAGAAAATATAGAAAAGATATGTGAAAATATATATTTATAATGTAAATATGCCATCATTAAATAAGACATCATCTAGAAAAATTAAAAGGATAACAATAAATGCAAAAGGAGGTGTAAAATCTAAAAAAATACCAAAAAAAGCAAAAGAATCAAAAGCGAAAGTATCAAAAGCAAAAGAACCAGAAAAAGCACCAATAAAAGCAAAATCTCCAGCAAAAGCGCCAGCAAAAGCACCAGCAAAAGCACCAGCAAAAGCACCAGCAAAAGCACCAGCAAAAGCACCCGCAAAAGCGACAGCAAATGAAGAAGAACGCGAAATTAAAGATATAATTTTTACACCATTAGACAATGATATAATTTCTAGTATACAAATAAATAATTTTGAAGATTTGTGTAATATTGAAGCTATAAATGGTTTCAGAAAAATATTTAACTTTGATCCTAAACTTACCATAACTTTCAATGATGAAACAGAAAAAACATTTGATAATGCAAGAGATTGGCTTGAACATCATGGACCACAAACACAATGCGGTAATACTATAGGTTCTCATGTTGAAGATACTGAATGTTATTTATGTGGAGAAAAAATTACTGATGATGAAGAACCCGCAGAATGTGAACATATATTACCAGTATTTCAAGCAGTATGTTTTTTAGAATTATATGTTAGTAAAATATTAAAAGAAAAAAGTGGTGATACAAAATACATAGAAAAATACAAAGAAATGTTAGATAACGAATATAAATGGGCACACAGATGTTGCAATCAAATTAAATCTGATCATTCATTTTTAAATTTCAATAAAAAAACAGATACATTTGTTTTCAATGAAGAAAATGCAGAAATAATTTTAAAAGGAATAAGTAAAGGAAAAGATTTATTTGCAAAAACACCAATAAGTAGAGATTATTGTGATAATATAAAACAGCTTATTAAATCAACTTCTTTTGCAACATGGATTAGTGAAAGAAAAACCTATCTTAGAAATCAAATAATGAAACCAATAATTGATAGATTAAATTCTAGTAAACAAGAAAATAAAAATTTATTTTTGTTGAGCGTAATATCTAATGTAATTGGTTATGGAGATCAAAAATATTTGCATTATATACATGCAAAACATAAAGGAATAGTAATAAAAGAAAAAATAATTGCTATGAGTGTTTTAAAAGGAAAACTTTTTATAAAAATATCAAAATTTTTAACAGATATTTTATTAACACATGAAATTAATACATCAGAAAATCACATAGATGCAGTAGAGGGAAAACGGGTAAAAGAATTTGGATTTATAATGAACAAATTACTTTCACCAAACAATATTATTTTTAAAAAATCTGAAATGTATATTTACGGTCAATCTCCTATTTATAAAAAATTAGATTTTATAAAAATATTTGAAGAAATAACTGCAAGTTTAAGTAGTTCAATTATTTCAATGCATAATAGAAAAGATCAAGAATTTAATTTTCAATATTTTTATAATGATTTATTTTATTATTATAATGATGATGAAATTTATAAAACTAAACACAAAAAAAAATTAGCTGATATAGGTACAGAAATATTAATTTTTTTAACTCTTTTAGAAAATTTAGATTTAATATTAAATAAAGAAAATTTTAAAAACACAGAATTTTTAAATTTTTTAAATAATTTTTTTATAAAAAGAATAGAAGATCTATTGTCAATATCAGAAGAACAAAAAAAAGAAGAAGATGACGATACTAGTATTACTATGCAAGATAAAAATATAATATTAATTTTTTTAACTAAATTATATCATTTTGATTATATACAACAATTATTAAAACGAAATCTAGAAGAATTATTTGAATTAAATCAAGTATTAATGGTACAAATTAATGAAAAAATAGATGATTCTATTGTACAAAACATTCGCATACAAAAAATAGAACAAGCACAAGCACAAGCACAAGCACAAGCACAAAGTGGTATAGATCAATCATCAGATGCAGAATTTGATATTCGTAATTTAACATTCAATTCAATTGATACATTAATAAATTTAACTGATACAAAAACAGATATTTTAACTTTATCAGAAGAAGAAAAAAATAATTTAATAACTAAATTATCAGAAATTTATTTAAACAATATTACAGGAAATCCTAATATTTCAGATGATGAAACATCAGACATAGATAATTTATTAGAAATAAATAAAGAAAAATTAAAAGAAAATTATGAAATTATACAAAAAGAAAATATTAATGATATATTAAATATTGAAAAAGAAAAATTAGAATCATTAAAAAAAAAATCTATTGATATTGATTCAAAAAATGAAGTAGCATTAGCACTATTAGAATTACGAAAAACACTATTAGATTTACAAAAAGGTGTTAAAGAATCCGAAAAAAAAGCATCCGAAGAAAAAGAATTCGAAAAAAAAGCATCCGAAGAACTTATTAAATTAAAATCAATTTCAGATGATGAAATAAAAAAATTTTTAAAAGAATATATTGAAACATCATTAAAAATAAAATCATTTGAAAGAATGAATGAATTATATGATAAAATAGTAGTAAAAAAAGAAGCAAAAGATTTTTCAAAATATAAACACAAATCTAGCGGTTTAATTAGACAAGATCCTTTACACGCTGGAAATAAAAAATATTCATTCAAAAATAACAAAAAACAAAAAATATCAACAAAAAAGAATAAAAAATATATGAAATAAATAAATATTCGAAATATATAAGAAAGTGCTAACAGAATGAAATTGACTGATTTACTTATTTATATAATTGTTTTCGGAATTTTAGCAATTTGTATAATGATCTACTTGCAAAATCGCGACAATTTCGATTTAAAATGCATTATTTCCGATGTAAATGGAGAGAAATATTGCGTGCGTAATCGCGAACAACTGAATGACGCAGCAGATCTGTTAGCAAATACATCAGATAAATGCCGCGAATTAGTCGAATATATTCACGAAAAACACCCTCACGATGATCGCGCAAAAAGATTAAAACGTGGATTTAATCCAAAACAATTTATGGAGACATTGCCTACAAGTGAACATACTGCTTACAGTGAAAATAAAGGCGAAAAATTGGCTTTTTGCTTGAATAAAAAGAAAAAAGACAATGCAGATTTAATCGATCAACATACATTAGAATTTGTAGCAATTCACGAATTGAGTCATATAGCGACAAAATCAATTGGACACGAAACAGAATTCTGGGAGAATTTCAAATTTTTGTTGGAAAAGGCGAAAGAATCCGGAATTCATGACCCGAAAGATTATAAAAAAGAAACGCAAGAATATTGTGGAATGAAAATTCGCGACAATCCTTATTATGATGTTTAGAAATATATAAAATATATATAATATGCCACAAACGAAAAAATCTCATGAAAAATCGCCTGAAAAAAAACCCAAAAAAAAAAGCAGATCTTCTAGCAGATCTTCGTCAAAAAGCAAATCATTACCAGTAGATATTATTATTGATTTATTAAATGAAACATTCGGTTCTGATTATAGAATTGAAAAGACACAGGTTTCTTCCAAAATATTTTTGATTTTTTTAGAAGATTTGAGATGCATGGAATTTTCGATTCATTTTAGAAGAACACCTGAAATTCAAATAGATTATTTAGATAATTGTAAATCCGAATTATCAGAATCTAGAAAAGGAACAGGTACAAATACAATGCAATTAATAATTCAATTTGCTAGAAATATGCGCAGGATAGAAGGGTTCGAAGAAACCCAATTATTAGTTAAAACAGATGCAAGTCGACTTAAATTTAATATAGAGGGCAAAGAAAAAACATTACCATTACATACTTTATTTACATTGACTCGCGGTGAAACATGGTATAATTCATTAGGATTTTATGAAAGAGGATATGAAATAAACAGAGAATTAGCAGAAAGATATATAAATAGTGAAATACCAACTATGCAACCTGCTAAAAGAATATCTGATTTATTAAGATGTAAAAAAGGCGCATTAATAAAGGATTGTTTCAGATCAATTGCAGATAGAATAAAATTGCTTTCACAAAAATCTGAATTAAACAAGGACGAAGAATCTGAAATCAAATATTACAAAAAAATTTTAACATATCATGAAAAAGAACTTTTCAAATTATTCACACTAGAAAGATATAAACTTACAGATTTGTATTACAGATTTTAATATTTTTATTTTATTAAACATAATAAAATAATTTTCACAATGAATATGTACAAATTACACCTTTTTACATTTCAAATGCCGACCGCAAGGGTCGGTATCTTTGAATGTAATTAGGTAACTGTTACTTTGTAACCTATAAATCGGCGATTTATAGGTTAAAAGGTGTAAAAATATACAAAAAAATCAAAATAATATAATATTGAATTATATTCGTCTATTAAGTTAGATTATTACAATTTATCCGCTTTCTCTTTGTAATTTCGCGAAATATCTTTGACAATTTTAATTCCCCGTTTTTGTCGTATTTCTTGCATTATATTTGCAACTTGTCGCAAATCATTCTGTAAGCACGTATTCAGACATTGTTCAATATATCCAAGAGTTAATGATTGATATTCTTTTTTATCAACAAATCGCAAATCACCGTCATTTATATTTATCACCGTTTTCTGCATTTGGTTCTCTTCAACATGTTTATGAATAATACAGGCAACTTCTTTTCGCATTTCACGAAATTTCTTCATTTTTTCATTGAGTTCATGTAATTGTGTATCTATTGCAACCCATTTTTGAATATTTTTAACAAATTCAGTTGATTCAATCATAATATAAAAAATATATGAATTATTTTTTATATAAATTATACATTTGAATAAAACTAAAAATTACAAAGTACTTGGATTACTTGCAATTCGGTCATATACTGGCGTATACGAAGAATTTTCTGGTAAATAAGAAGATTTAAGACCATTTGTAGGTATTCTACTACGAATAATTTCTTCTTCTAAAGTATTTTTATCAGATAAATTATTTATACTATCAAGCTGTTTTTGTTTATCGGCTTCATTAGAATCAACTCCAATAGAAGCATAATTAATATAATCACCCGAAATATTGCTAGATATATTTACGGATTCTTTATAATTACTCACATAATTTTTATCAGTATCATTTAATTCAGTCGTTCCATTAACAGAATTCATTTTTACTTTTGTTTTTGAAGGAATAGATTCATGTGAAGAAGAAGGACTAACAGAATCACTACTTCTACGAACAAGTTCATATGCAACAAGTAAATAAACAAATGCAACAATAGGATGCGATTTCAAAAATAAAAACACTATTATTACAAAAATCACCAAAAATCCAACAGGATTATTAATTAATTTGGCTAAACCGGAAGGTATTCTAAATGGAAAAAGAAGAAAAACAACAAAAATGACTAAAGCGACAATTTCAATATTTTTCAATGGTTTTTTAAAAGCAGCCAAATTTGCAGAAATTTTCATATATTATGTATAATATGATGATAGATAAAAAGTATCATATTTTATAAAAATTGATTTTTAATTATGACTATTTTTATAATTAATATATAAAATGCCGCCTCGATTTTTTAAAAAACCTAATAAACTTGTAGTAAAACCTACAGTTAATTCGACCAAACCTATCGCAAAACAACCAATACCATCTTCAATATTTGTGCCTACAGAACAATATTTGGAGACAGTGCGTTTGTCCGCATATCTGGGAAAAAAAGGATATACAATACCTAAATCGATCCTGTTAGCAGAAGACTACAGATATTTGAAAAATGCGATGTATATGAAACCGGTAGTAATGGGACAACCTCAAGAAGATGGTGCATTTTCAGTTTATCGTGAAAATGATGCGAAAATTTATTTGCCTAGATTTTATGGTATAAAGCGTTATGGATTACCTTGTAAATCAGAAATACAGGTGGGAGACGATATTGACATTGAATTTACAGGTGAGTTGCGCGATTACCAACATAATATTATAAACACGTATTTGGATTATGTTGAGAAGCCGATATGTAATGGCGCAGATACATTCGGTGGCGGTGGCATTTTGGAAGTTCCTTGTGGGCGAGGCAAAACTATAATGGCTCTAAATATTATTAGCCGGGTTGGATCACAAATAAATAAAAAAGGCAGTGGAAAAAAAACAATTATATTGGTTCATAAAGAGTTCCTTATGAATCAATGGATAGAGCGGATTTCCGATTTTCTTCCAAGTGCACGTGTTGGCAAAATTCAGGCAAATAAGTTGGAAATTGAAGGCAAAGATATAGTAATTGGAATGATTCAAACATTGTTCACTCGCGATTTTCCTGCTAACACATTCGATTCATTTGGACTTCTCATAATAGACGAAGTCCATCATATAGGAAGCGAAATGTTCTCCAGGACATTGTTGAAAATAGTGACGCCATATGTTCTCGGTATTTCGGCCACAGTTGAAAGAAAAGATAAATTGACGAAAGTGCTTTATATGTTCATTGGTGACAAAATATATTCGGAAGAGCGGAAACAAGATGATGCAGTTACTGTGCACGGTATTTATTATAAAACCGCAGACGAATCATTCAATGAAACGGAATATGACTTCAAAGGACAGCCGAAATATAGTACAATGATTAGTAAATTATGTGAATATGGTCCTCGTAGCGATTTTATAGTGAAAGTGCTAACAGATTTAATTGGATTATATGGAGAAAAGGGACAAGTTATGATATTGTCACATAATAGGTCGTTATTGTCTTATCTATACAAAGCGATTGAACATAGGAAAATTTGCAGTGTGGGATTTTATGTGGGTGGTATGAAAGAAAAAGATTTGAAAGATACGGAGGAGAAGAAAGTGGTTTTGGCGACATATTCTATGGCTGCGGAAGCACTTGATATAAAAACGCTTTCAATGTTGATTATGGCTTCACCGAAAAAAGATATAGAACAATCTGTTGGCAGAATATTGAGAGTTAAACATGATAATCCGATAGTTGTTGATATTGTAGATTCGCATCAATTATTTCAAAATCAGTGGCAAGTAAGGAAAAGATTTTATAAAAAATGTAATTATGGTATTTTATCAATTGAATCGGGGAATTATAAAGGTATGGCTGTTGATAATGGATGGAATCGTGTATATAATCATGTTAGTTGTTCAATAAACGAATCTGAATCTTCAGATAGTGATAAGGAGAAAGAAGAATCTATTAATAAAACATCTAGACTTGCGAATTATATAAAAATATAATTATATTAATATTAATGGACGGAATCATATATAATTATTATTATCGTTGTTTTTTAGAATTTTTTGTTGTATGTACAATTTGTTGTTGTTTTTAATTAATTATTATTATTATTATTATTATTATTATTATTATTATTATTATTATTATTATTATTATTATTATTATTATTATTATTATTATTATTATTATTATTATTATTATTATTATTATTATTATTATTATTA